TGCCATGCCTTTTCTTTTGCTTTCATCTTTGAGTTTATTGATTAGTTCGATAACCTGGTCTTTGTTATAGTAGTGCTGCATTGAATTGCGCACATGGTCTTTGAGTTGTTCGGTGGTCATTTGTCATCTTCCTTTTTTATTTTTTTATATGTACTCATGCATAATGGATGCCATGTACTTGGTGCATTACCTTCATGTACATAGCAGCTACAGCATAAATGTCTATGACTTGGCGTTTCCCACCACTTATAAATATTATGGTTTGCGACTCTTTCTTTACACTCAGTACAATACTTCATTCGTCACCTCCGTATGTTTTATTGTAGTATTCTTCTGCTACTAATTTTAGAAGATGCAAATTAGGATGGTCATTATTGCCAACATCTACATAAGCATTAATTATCTGCTCCTTTTCGAGTTCCTTTGCTTTATATATTATTGCTTCGTATAGTGTAGCAAAATTAAGATGTAACAAAAATTTTGTAGCATTATCCAATTTAATTAGATTTTCCTTTTGTAGTTCAGCAATTAACCATTCTACTGCTGTTGGCTTTTTCATAGTGACAAAGTATTAAGGTATTCACGCCACATTGGTACACGTTCCTGAAGCTTTGCGATAGCTTCTGCATCAAACTCCACAACCTTTTCATGGATGCGCTCTTGCACTGGTATATCGTATTCCCAACTTGACAAATCACTTTCAAGGTTAGCGTTAGGATTTTCATTAAGGTAGGTAGGCATGTCGTAAATCATGTTACGTTCAATGCGTGATGCCTTCTTAATGAATTCAGGATTGCTTTGTGGATCTATTAGATTCATGCGCAATGATAGGCGGTACTTTTCAGTATCTATCATTTGGCTTGGCGCATTGACCAAGACGAAACAGAAGGTAGCTTTAGGCGCACCTGTTAGCCAGCAATAAGCTTGACCTTGCCAATAGTAGTCTTTGCTTAGTTCATTCACCTTTGCATCGATGAATGTGTGAATGTCCCAACTGCTTTTAATATCCGGCACATTAATTACTTCGCTGCCTTCTTTGATAAGCAAATCGGGTGTGCCTGTGATGAAGTCATTTTGAAAGTTGAGTTCATTCTTGAACACGATTGCGCCACGTTGCCTTCGCCATAAATCAATGGCATCATTCTCTACGGCTAAACCTTTTTCAATGTACTTGTTGCTAATTTCCTTATAGCGTTTGTACTTGTTCTGCACATAGATTTCGAGAAGTGCGCTTTTGCAGGTTTCACTTAGTCCTGTCTTTGTGCGTGCATCGGTCATAAGCTTACCAAGCTGCGATGCTCTAAATTTTACTTGTTCCATTGTGTTCTTGTTATTTGTTGCGAATGTATTACAGCAGACCTGATAGCTGCTGCTTTTTAACATTTATTATCGGTTCGATTTGATTCAGTAATTCAGGTGGGCATGCCTGCAGAATGATGTCGCAATCGTCTAAGCTATGCGCCTTCTCAATCAGTTCGTGTAAGTATTGCACATCCTTATTCGCTGAAGCCAGCGTGCCTTTCAACTTGAATGGCTTATACACGTCCACGTTCTTACGATTTAAGTCGCGGCCTAACAGCTTACCAAATGACACAGCAGCGTTTTTAAGGCACTCAGTTTTAAGTTTAGGAAACGCAAGGTCTAAAGCATTAGGTTTCTTATTATCTGCGTTCAATGCCCATCTATTGCGTTCGATTGGATCTGCAGCAATGTGACTTGGCACTTTGTCCACCATGATTACAATAGATGCTGCACCTGTTCTGCGTAACTCATACCCGGTTATCGGATGAATAACTACAAGGTCAAGTGAGCCGACTACTTCATTCGCCATGCGTTCCCACTTGAAATTTTCAGTGCGCCAATGCCCGAAGAACATTTCATCTAAGGTTGTTTCTACGTGACTAACTACCAGTGTGACGGCTTTGCCATCGGGTGTCTTTTCAATGCCTTCCTTATCAGGTGCAGCGTTCAGCATTTGCTGGAACTTCTGCAATGCTTCTAAATTGTCTTTGTGAAATGAGTTCATGTTGCTATTGTTTATTGATTAATACTTCATTAGGCAATCATTGATTTCTTGGCAGTAGCTTAGAACTGCGTAAAGGATAACTGCCGCAATAATGTAACGAATGATTTTAGATGCTGTTTTCATATTATTAGATTTCTTTGATTTCAAAACGAAGTGGACTGGCTGAGAAAAGCTGGATGGTATCCATCGCATTGCGCTTCATTGATTCGGTCAACACCTCAGTGTTGTAGGTTAGCGTTTGAACTACGTTGTTGTTTCGGTTGTAACCTGTGATTGAAAATTGCTTCATGACTTTATGTTTTTATTGTTGTTATTTGTTTGACAAATGTATGTAACTTTTTACACCACGCAATAGGTAGCATTCATTTTTAACAAATTTTAACAAACGTGTAATTGATAATCAGCTACTTACGCCCAAGAATAGCTGCCGTAGTTCGGGAAAAGTTCGAAGTACATGCGCATCATGATAGCATCTGCGTAGTCAGGTGACTTGCCATGCATACGGGCTATTTCATCTTTACTTATCACAGCGAGCTTGCCATCGGCTTCAGGTTGCCGCCTGCGTATCATGTCCAGTTCCTGCACGATTACATCGCGAAACTGATTCACTTTGAAGATTACTTTGTTCTGCTCTATCAATTCGGCAAGCTTGAAATAGCATTCTGCTTTTTGATTCGTGAACTTATCTGCTTGCTTCGCACGCCCACCATTAAGGAAGCCTCTGCAACGGAGCGCATCGACCGCACCCCCTCCAACCCCATCTTCATCGCAGATCACATTGCTAAGTTTGATGCTATGCCTGTCGCATAGCTGGCGTATGGTAGATACAACTGTTGTGATTGGTTGCTTTCGCAGTTCGTGAATCTCGATTAGGTGCAATCCATGCCACACGCAAATGACACTACGGTCTTTTCCAAGTCGCGCGATGTCGGCACTGATGTATTTATCGCCTTTGCTTTCTTCATCTCGGAAGCAGCGCAATAAATCTTCATACTGATATATCCAATCCACACTTTCATCATAGTCCCAATCACCTTCGAGCAATCGCTTTCTATCTGCTTCAGGTAGGCGCATCATCTTTGCTTCATAGACTGCATCAGGATTCACTGTATTATCCTTCATCAAAGCTTCTACAAATGCTTTGTGTGGTGGCAATAATTCTTTTTTCCATGGATGCCAATAGTCATTGTATAACCAACCTTTTGATGGATTACAACTCATCAAACCTTTTGGAATACCACCAACTAAATTGTAACGTACACGTGTGTCGATTATATCAACCGCCTTCTTTGTCATTTCTGCAACCTCATCTAAGAAGTAATCAGTAATTTCAAGTGATCCAAATCGGTGAAAGTCGGGGTCGCTGGGTGTAGCTGCCATATCCATTAGGATTGTTTCACTACCATTGAACCAACGAATCATGTTTAGTTGTCCATTGTAGGTGTAGTGTTCACCTGCTTTCAATCCCATTTGGGTGCATATCTCCCAAAAGCGAAGCATGGTAGATAGTTGCAGCTTCTTTAATTCAGCACGACCAATTAAACCGCGTGTGTGTGGGTGCTTTAGTCTGCGTGCAATTTGCCAGTAACAACCTAACCATGTCTTACCACCGTATACACCACCACCATACAACACCTGCTCTACATTGCTGGATGTAGATAGGTGCCGTAGGGCTTGTTCTTGTTTACTATTGAATTGGGCTTGGTACATTATTCAACGTGTTTCCATCTACGAAGTATCACATCCTTGATAGTTGAATCTGCTACACCATATTCCAACGCTAACATCTTCCGGGTATATTGATATGGTTTGAACTTTTGTCGAATCTCTTTTACCTGTTCTTCATTTAGCTTGGATGATCCGTTCTTGCTTCCTTTAACAAAGTTGGTGCAGATTGGTTTTTTGATTCGACCAGCATCATAACTATACTTTGTATTTTCCGCAGGTGTAACCCATTCTAAATTTTCCACTCTATTATCATCACGCAAAAAATTAATGTGGTTAATTTGCGTTTTGTTTAGTGGATTCTCAATCCATGCAGAAGCAACAAGGCGATGCAACGTAACTGATTTCAGTTTGCCTTCTTTCAAAATCATTGTGGCTAAATAACCTTTGTGATTCTTAGCTGGCTTCATAATCGCATGCCTGTTGCTGTTCTTATGCTTAGTAGTAAGCAATCGCCCCATGTTACTAATCAAATACCTTTGATTTGTATTTGGAACGTACTTCCAAAATTCACCCGGATTGCTTTGAATCGGTGAGTTAATAGATTCTAATGTTATCATGATACAAATATACTTTATATTTTTGGTTGCGCAACCAAATCATAAAAGTATTTTGCAGCATATCATGTAAACAAACCAATGTACATTCCAACCAAACCACCGCATAGCGTGGCTATCATATCGAGCGTGCTGAATTGTTTTTCCTTCAGCACCGAATCAAATAGTTCTTTGCCTGCTGCGAATACGAACACCACTATCATTGAGAATGGTGCGCTGAATATTGAAGCCGCAGCAGCGTAGATAGCAACACCATACAGCGCATGGTTTGCTTTGTCTTCAGGTAGGATAGGCAGGTTCATTAGAATGGTAAATCTCCTGATGGATCGTCTTGTGGTTCGTCACGCTTTACGATTGGCTCGCTCATCTTTCCTGAAAAGAACTTGCCATTCTTTCCTTCCTTAACCCATGCAGCAAGGCGCATCTTCTTACCATTGACCATGATTTCACCTGTGTATTCAGGTGCGTTGTTGGT